CTGGTCATCAATGACCGAGCTGCGACACCTGTTGCACATACTTACTCCCCTGACGGCGACGACCTGAATGGTGTCCATGTCTTCACTGAGAAGACTACGGTACCTGCAGGTAACCCGCGGTTTACCGCGCGTTTGGCCAAGACGGGTGGTAAGTACAAGCCGAGTCTGCGTCTGCAGATCCCGGTTGTCCAGACCCAGACGATTAACGGGGTTTCTAGCCCTGTTGTCGTCCGGACTGCGTACGCAAGCGTTGACTTCACTTTCGACGCCCTCTCGAGTGAGCAGGAACGGGCGGATACCGTTGGCCTTCTGGCCAACGCACTCGCCTCGTCTCAGACTCAGCTTAACGATCTTATCGTTAAGCTCTCTGATATCTATTGAGCCGTCCCTATGATCCTCGAATGGGATCTTAAGGCACGGAACCTTAGTTTCGAGCTCGAGAACGGTCACAGATACCTCATTACGAGGAAATCTGTGATCATCGTACTCATTATTGTTTTGAGTCCGATCATACTTACACATCCACAAGGAGTGTTCGAATGCATAAGCGTCGATCAAGTGTCAGGGCTACTTCAGTTCTGAAGAATCAGAATCGAGAATTAAGCCCGTCAGCCATAAGCTTGGTACATGATCTTATGGATCATTTACCCGGCTCCGACTTTGCGGCAGACTATCTCCGCTCTGTTTATAAGAGCAAGTTTGCTAATCCAACAAAGGACGCTGCTGCTTTTCGTAAAGCCGCTGCTATCCGGAAGTGGGAGCAAACTGAGATTAGAAATGCCTTTACGAACGTTCGTCTTTCAAATACGGATAAAGGATTTAATATCCTTCCTCGTTTGACTTACAACACGTTCATTAAACATTGTCGGAAGACCGTGCGTACGGTCCTCGGTCCGCTCACTGATGACGTTGTTATCGGTGGGTTCTCTGGAGGTGCTAGCACTAGTCGCCGCCGTACGGACTCGCATCCTGCGAGTAAGTACGTTGGTGTGGCTGATGCCTCTGAGTCGGCGATGCCCTTTATCGATATTCTATATCGAGAGGCGCCGCTACTCAGAAAGTACAACGTGTTTTCTTCCCTCAGGGAAGTCAATCATGCTGTACTCTTCACCGTCCCTAAGAACGACTCTATTGATCGCTGTGCTTGTAAAGAGCCAGATATCAATATGT